TGTAATACCCGATAAGGATAAGGGTCCCGATAAAGACACTACAACTACGACCACAGTTGCCGTTAATGTTGAAGAAGTCGAAGCCCAACTAAAATACATGGCAAGCCAACATAAAAGATATCTTAATGATGTGGCTCAATTTGGCAGAGAATATGTAGAAGAACATAATACACAGTTAATTAAAGATGGCGAAAATTACGCTGAATATCTGGATAATATGTTGGAAATGTATGCAGAAAATGCCGACCTAACCAAAGAAATTATGGATGATATATATGAATATAATAAGGGAATAATAGCAAAGAAAAAAGAAGCCGAAGAAGAATTCTTTAATTACCTTGCGGAATTAAGAGAAAAAGACCTTAAAACCGAAAAAGATAATTTCGAAGCCATAATCAAAAATTATAAAGAAGGATCTACCGAGTATTTATTGGCAGTTGAAAAGCATAAAGAGAAGGAAAAAGCTATTAACCTCAACTACGATAAAGAAATTGCAGATGCAAAATTTGTTATATTCAAAGCAGGTTTAAAACAGCAGATAGGGGAAATTGACGAAGTCTATAAAGAAAGATATGAAAAACAACTTATAGCAGCCAAAGCAGAAATTGGTAAAGAAACAGAAATTAATAAAATATTTTTTAAATTTATACATGATGAATTAAATAAGATAGCGAAAGCAAAAGAAGAACAATCCAAAATAGATGAGGCAATGTTGGCTTCTTATCTCGATAATTACCGGACTACAGAAGAAAAGATTACCGCAATTCATGAGGAAACTAATAAGTTAATAGAACTTACAGATGATGAAGCTACAATTAATAGATTAGAGAATATAGAAGAGCAAAAAATAGCCGAGATTGAAGCTGCTGATGCAATGGAAAGGCTAAATGAAGAATTAGCTAGGTATGAGAAGGACTTAGATAATAAAGGATTGGAAAATTATATAAATATTCTCAACCAGATGAAAATAAAATATGCTAAATTTAAAGATATAATAATTCTGCTTAATAAAGAAATAGCTGATTCGCAAAAGGAATTATGGGATAATACTATAAATGAAATTAACGATACCGCTAATGCCCTACACGCTTTAGCTGATGTCGTAGGTAATTTTGATACAGAACTTGAAAGTTACATAAATAATATAGCTAATTTAGCCACTGGAGTTGCAGAAATATTAAGTGGATTTGCAACGGGTGGTCTTGGAGGTATTGCAGGTATTTTAAGTGGCCTCGCAAGTGTTTTACCCTCTATTCTTAGTTTATTCGTTAAAGTCCATTCTGAAGTTTCTGCAATATTAGATGATTTATATGATATTAATTATGCATTACAAACTCAGCAATATGCATTAACTGCGGCCACTCCAGAGGAAACCCCAGGAGCAATACAAGATAGAATTGCACTTTTAAAAGAGCAAATTGCTGTGTATCAAGATTTAATTGCAGCGGAAGAAGCAGCTATTTCATCTTTCCTCTGGTGGGAGTGGAGTACAACTGATCAAGAGAAAATTGACCAATGGAAATTAGATATATTAGAAGCTCAACAACTGATAAATAATTTAGAGGAAGATTATATAGCGGCACAAGAAGCACTTATTCCCGAGGTCACGCCTTCTATTGTACAACAGGTACAGGAAGTGATGAAAGAAGTTGCAGGTATAACACAAGAAACTATTGCCGATGCTATTGCTGAGGGATTTGGCGAAGGATTGGATTCTGCAGCATTATTCGCTAATACTTTTAATGACATGATGCGGAATGCAATAATAGACGCCTTTAAGGAAACTATTATTACGCAATATCTTAAAGATTGGATGGGACAATTTGAACTTTTATCAGGAGGCGGGTTAACGACCGGAGAAATAGCGAGTTTGGCGGCAACTTATCAAACGGCAATTTTAGCAGCGGGAGAACAATGGGAAGCAATACAAGCACTTATGGAAGCATCAGGTATAAAATTAGAAGAGATACAAAACACAGGATTAACCGGAGCTATTGCCGGAATAACAGAAGAAACCGCTGGGTTACTGGCCGGGCAATTCCAGGCAATCAGAATAAATACCGTAGAGGTATTATCTCATATGGAAAATATTATCATTATTAATTCGAAAATTGCTGATAATACTGAATATAATAAATATTTAGAAAGCATAGATAAAAAAATGGGTGAAGGTAACACATTGGAAAGCGAATATCTAAGATCAATAGGGGGTGTTTAATATGCAAAGTGGCTATTTACTCGATGGGTTAGATTTAGCAAGCGAATATGGAATATATATAGAAAAGGCAATCGGTTTTTGGGATTTGCCAAAAAGAAAAGGGGTAACTGAATATAGCTGGGATGATGAAGATGGGGTCCAGGTATTTACAGATGAAGATGATATTTACTTTGATGCAAGAGATGTAAAACTAAAATGTTTTATAAGAGCCAGTTCAGAGACAGATTTTAGAACAAAATTGCGTGCATTTAGGGCAGTATTAATAAGTCCTGGTCTGCATACGTTAAAATTCCCTTATGGTGGGAGTATGGTCTATAATGTATATTTTAGAGAAAAATCAGCTTTTAGTCTTTTAACAAAATGGAGTAGTACTGAATTAGTAGGAAGATTTTACATTCCTTTGAGAGAACCGAAACCTTCAATTTTAATAACATGCGTTAATATTACTGCCCCTAATGGAGGAGAAAATTGGCAGGCAGGGACTAATCAGATTATAACCTGGACCAGTGAATCAGTAATTAATGTAAAAATAGAGTATAGCGATGATAATGGAGCATCCTGGAGAGTAATTGATTATGAAACAACGAGTGACGGAATTTATAGCTGGACAATTCCCTATATAGATTCTTCAACTTGTTTAGTAAAAATTACTGAGACAAATGGATATGATGAATCTAATTTAGTGTTTACAATAGCTATCGTTTATGATTATTTTTTAGATTCTGATGGACTTTCATTTTTAGATTCTGATGGACTTTCATTTAGGGCAAGAGAATAAAAAAATATAAATATATAAAGGAGATAATATAATGGCAAATTATGATAGTATTCACAAAGGAGCGGACATCGATGAGGCTGTAAGAAATGTTCTTGCAGCTATGAGACAAGAGACATTTATTCACACAGATGGGGCAGCAGGTAAGAGCAATTCGACAATGATATGGATACCAAAATACAAAACTGCTGGATTTGTAGCTCAACCAAATTTGAATGGTATCCAAATGGGTGGTTTTTGGGTAGATAAATATCAATGTAGCCAACCTGATTCTACGATGGGTTCAAGGGGTTCAACTTCACCCAATACCCCTGGAGCTATCCCCGGAGTGTCGCAAGTACTCAAAGTGCCCTGGACAGATATTTCCTGGGTTAATGCAAAGGTAGCTTGTAAGAATAGAGGGGCTTCTAACACAAGTACAGCCTCAGCAGGCGCAGGAGCAGCTAACGAGCTTACCGATACAGTCCATTTACCCACATATGCAGTAGGAAGGCAAATAAAGATTACTCTTGCCGCTGACGGTCTAACCTACATTAGAAGAATTACCGGTTTTAATGAAGCTGCAACAACGGTGTATTTTGAACCTGATTTACCATCGAATGTGACTATTGGGGATTCATATACTATTGATGAATATCATCTTGTTACACCTTATGAATGGGCAAGTATGGCTTATCTCGCCTGTATGATCTTCGGTGATAAGAGAAGAGCAGGAATAGATTTACCAAAAGGTAACAATAATTATGGTAGAGATTACCAGGATGCTGATTCCCCTGAAAATTATGGGATGAGAGATCCTATAGAACCCGGGACTGGTGCAGGTATAGATAAGGTACTTACCGGAAGCGGACCGAATACATGGAGTTTAACCGGACATCCCCTCGGAGTTTGGGATTTAAATGGGAATGTTTATGAATGGATAGACATACTTATGGGCGGCGGGAACAGTTTATCTGGAGTAGGCGGTTCAGACCATATAATTAATCCTGGATTCCCCGAAGCTGGCTTAACTATGCCAAATAGTAGTAATTTAATAACTACTCTTGAAGATTCGGATGTTAATGGAAAAAAGGCAGCCTTGCCTAAAACAGCAGGAAGTGCAGTATTAGAATATGGAAGCGATAGGTATTACCAGGCTACAGGAGAAAGGGCTGCTAAGCGTGGCGGCGCTTGGGCTAATGCTTCGTATGCGGGAGTTTTCTCTCTGAGTTTGGATCGTGCACCGTCGGATACGAACGCTGATATCGGGTTCCGTGCTGCAAGATAATATTATCTGTAATCTGATATCGGAGAATCTGTTTTGAATGAAAAATTAATAATTTACCAAAAGATGTACGATTTAATTTTATATCTTTTTCCAATTCTCGATAAATTTCCGAGAAAGCAGAAATTTGTTTTATCACAGCAAATAGAAAATTGCATGATAGATATACAAAAACTTATTATTCAGGCAAACAAAAGTAGGTATAAGATTCCGCATCTTTTCCAGATTGACGTGGAATTAGAAAAATTAAGATTACTAATTAGACTTGCTAAAGATTTAAGATTTTTATCAATCAAAAGATATGGCAACATCTCAAAAATGACTAATGAAATTGGTTCTTTATTAGGAGGCTGGATAAAAAGCCAAAAGGGTTAAAACTCATCGGGCTGCTAAACGTGGCGGCAATTGGAATAATACTTCGAATGCGGGAGTTTTCTATCTGAATTTGAATAATGCACCGTCGAATACGAACAATAATATCGGGTTCCGTGCTACAAGAGATTATGGTCAGATAGTATAAATCTAAGGATTTAACTACAGAACACAATATCTTGAGAGTTTTAATCCCTGTCGCAAGATATTATATTATATTTTCGGCAAAAAACGTGAATAGACAAAGTCTAATTAGTAACAAAATGTGAGGATTAGACTTTGCCAAAAACTTATAATAACCTTTATTCGAAGATATGTTCTTTTGAAAATATACACCTTGCTTATTTGAAAGCAAGAAAATGTAAAAGATATAGACAAGAAGTTCTTTTATTTTCCAATAATCTAGAGGAAAATCTTATAAATTTACAAGAAGAAACCTCAAATAAAATATATAAAAACGGGACTTATAAAACTTTCTATATTCATGAACCAAAAAAGAGGAAAATAATGGCACTTCCTTTTAGAGATAGGGTAATACACCATGCTCTTTGTAATATCATTGAACCAATTTTAGAAAAAATATTTATTTACGATAATTATGCTTGTAGAATTGGAAAGGGAGCTCATGCAGGTACTGATAGATTAACTCACTTTCTAAGAGAAACAAAAAGAAAATATCCAAAAGTGTATTGCTTAAAATGCGATATTAAAAACTATTTTGGTAGTATAGATCACAACATTTTATTAAATTTTATCCGGAGAAAGATTAAATGTCAAAATACTATGCAATTAATAGAAGATATTATAAATAGCACGGATGGAATAAAGGGAATTCCAATAGGGAATCTTACGAGTCAGCTATTTGCCAATCTTTATCTGAATGAACTTGATTATTTTATTAAGCATAATCTGAAGATTAAATATTACATTCGCTATATGGATGACTGGATAATTTTATCTCAGGATAAAAAATATTTATGGGATATTTTAAAACAAACTAAAATATTCCTACAGGAGAATTTATTCCTGGAATTAAATAATAAAACTTCGATATTCCCAGTATCACAAGGGATTGACTTTTTAGGATATAGAATATGGGCGACACATAGATTATTAAGAAAAAGCAGTAAAAATAGAATGAAAAGAAAACTGAAAATATATAAAATATTATATAAAGAAAATAAAATTAACTTAGATAAAATAATTTCTTCTCTTGCGAGCTGGCTTGGTCATGCATCGCATTGCAATAGTTATAATTTAAGAAAAAAGATTTTAGGAAAATTTATTTTAAAAAATAATATTTAAAAGGAGAAATAAAATGTATAAGTATTTAATTAAAAAACAGGTAAATTCCGAAACTGGAAAACAAGAAGAGACATTATTCGCCGAAGATATTTTATATGACGAAGTAATCAATAAAAAAGTGATTGCCAAAATTAGGGAAAAATATAGCATAGATAAGGAATTTGAAATGCTTAGATTGGGGATATTAGATTCTCTAGATAAAGATTTTCAAGATTATATTTCGTATATAGAAAATTGTAAAACTTGGGGGGAAGAACAAAAAGCAATAGCGAAACAAGAAAGGCTAATTTGGAAAGATAAATATAGAAGAAAGAACGAAAAGGAAAAAGATTATATTGCCCGCATAAAACCGATTCTACAACCGGAGGAGATAAAATAATTGAATCTTGATGTCTACAGAGGAATAGAAGTTAATTTAAACATAAAAATAGATAACAATACGCGGCTCATCAGGCAGTTATTGGGTGAAGATATCATAAAGTCATCTTTTAATTCCCATGATATTTTAGATATCGATATCGGGGATTATATTATTTATGACAGTGTAAAATATTATGTAAATAGCCTCCCTAATATCAAGAAGAATGCTATAAATTCATATGATTATAACATAACTTTTGAATCAGAGTATTATGAATTATTAAAGACCCAATTTTTAGATTTAGATGGAAATTCTGATTTTGATTTGGTAGGGGATCTAGAAACATTTATTGACCTTATTGTAACCAATATGAACCGAACACATTCAGGATGGGCAAGGGGAACTTGTGATCAAACAAATACAGAATATAAATTATTAAACTTTTCAAAATATAATTGTATTCAAATCTTGCAAAAATTATGTGTGGAATTCGAAGGAGAATATTATTTTGACGGAAAGGATATTTGTTTTACCGATAAGGCGGGCAGTGATTCTGGCCTAACTTTCAAATATAAACAGGGCTTGAGAAATATCCAACGAAATACATTAAGCGAAAAGAATATCATTACCAGGCTATATGCTTTCGGCTCTACAAAAAATCTGGCAAGTGATTATAGAGACCATTCCAGAAGATTAATATTCGTAGATGGCGGAGTATCCTATCTTGAAAAAAACACTGATAAATATGGCACAATTGAATATACAGAAATATTCAATGATGTTTACCCACATAGAGAAGGGACTATCAGCGCGGTTGATGGTGGTGATATAACCAAATTTACCGATAGTGGAATGGATTTTAATTTAAACGATTACCTGCTCCCTGGCGTAACTGCAAAATTACACTTCAATTCTGGGGATTTAGGCGGGTATGAATTTGAAGTTTCTGCTTATGATAATGTTACAAAAGAATTTACCATTATAGCTTATAAAGATGAGGTAGGTTATGAAATGCCTAATGCCATTTTAAAGCCTGCCGTTGGTGATAAATACGTATTATTAGATATAGAATTACCACAATCTTATATAGATACCGCTGAAACAGACCTGCAAGCCAAAGCCCAAACCTATCTCGATGACAATTGTGAACCGAGAGTAACCTATATTCTTACTCCTGACCCTCGTTATTTCAAAATTCATTTTATTGATCTTAAAGTGGGGGATTTTATTACAATAGAAGATACAGATTTAGAGATAGATATAATGACCAGGATTGTGGAGCTAACAAAATCGATAGCAAATGAATATAAATATACTCTGAAATTATCTGACCATTTAGAGGTGCAATTAATACAACGGCTATATGACGAACAGGAGGATTTAAAAGAAAAAATTGAAATCGGAGATGGTGGGGATATTATCCGGTCGAGACGAAATTGGCGAACAAGTGAAGAACTTAGAACAATGGTTTTTGACACCGATGATTATTTCGATATGGGGAATATTAGACCTGAATCAGTCGAAACTTCTATGTTATCGGTGGGGGCAAAATCTACTCAATTTATTTTATCTGGCGTTGAAATTGAAGCAAACTATGAATCCGATGTAAGCAAATTCCATGCCAGTGCTGGAAGTCTAATTCATTTATCTATCGCAGATGAGATAAGAACCTGGACATTATCGGAAAATAGCCAGGACAGTTTAGTAGATGAAACAGTTTATTATATTTATGGAAAATGCACCAAAGAACCTGGCTATACCGGACAGATTGTAGTAGACAGCGCGCAAAGAAAATTTGATGACGACGCTATCTATTACTATTTTCTAATCGGAGTATTACATTCAGTAGTTGATAGTGTAAGGGGAATATCTCTAACCTATGGACAGACAATTATAAATGGGAAATTTATCCGGACCGGGAAAATCGAATCTACAGACGGGCAAGTATATTTTGATTTAGACAATAACGAAATTGCATTAAATAAAGACAGTTATGCAAGCGAGACAGCAGGTATTTGGCTTGGCTATGATATAGATAAATATAAATTAAATATCGGTGACGCTACCCACTATATTAAATGGGATGGCAGTGCATTACTTTTAGCCGGGAATATAATTCTTGGCAGCACCAATTATATAAAGACAACAGGAAAAGATTCTTACGCTGATACTGATGCAGGTTTCTGGCTTGGCTATAA